GTAGTATCTTGTTTAGTATCTTCTATTTCCTCTTCTGTAGGTATATGAGGCATAGGATACCTATCTACTCCGTCTTCAAAGTCTTCTGATTCTCTTAACTTGTAGTTATCCATACGTTCTATTTCTTTTTTCTTGAAATATCCCATTACATTCTACTCCCATCCATTATTTTATCATATTTATCTTTATTGCCTCCGCATTCTTCAGCAATCTTTTCTTTAAATTCAAAGTATGTTATTGGTTTCACTTCATCTTCACATGTATCACACCAATAATTACTATTGTCCATAAAATCTACTAATGTTTCTGTGTTAATATCAACCCAGGCACCTTGAGATACTTCTTCTGAACCACAATAATCACATACCCACATATCATCCATATCTTTACTCATTTATTTCTCCATCTAAAACTCTATATTTATTAATCCATTGCTCATTGTATTTTTCTACAACCGAAACTCCACAAAATATCCACCAACCTCTACCGAATTTTTTATAGAATTCTTCACGTTCTGCAATATGTTCTTTGCTCCAAACGTCAATTGACTTAAAATTCTTAAGTCTTTCTTCAAAATTTTCTTTAATTATAAAGTCATCAGAAGATTCTTTTCTATCTTCCCATGCTCTTTCCCTATTAGTTAATTTCATATTTCCTCCAAATGTTATAGGAGTAGCTAGTATAAATCAGTATACTATCTCCGAATCGCATTTATCTGTTGCTACTCCTAATTACTAGCAAGAGAATAGACTTTGTAGAGAGGGTCACGCTACGTTCTCTATATGACTTCTGCGCAGTAGCCAGTCTCTATCAAGTGGTCTAATCTCAGGGACCTTATGCATTTTAGGAACCTATGCTCTTGCTAATCTTGTTACTGTAGGGTATATCTGATTCTCCATTAGATGTACAGACTCTCTATCTCTATGTGCAACGTGTGTTGCAATATAAGTACAAGCATTTAGTAAATCCCAATATGTATTCATATTATTGTTTACGCAATATCTTGTAAAGTCTTCCATATATTGTGTTGGAATAATCTTAGATATATCTATCATATGTTTTTTTCTAAGCTTAGTACTTGTTAGTCTAGGAAATTCCTGTTCAAACAATTGAACCAACATAGTTACTGTATCAGTTATTGTCTTATCAATATCTACAATACCAGTATTATTGTTTTTATGTACTGCTTTTTTCTTAGTTAAAACATTACCAATTGTCAAACCATTTAAACAAACAAGTCTGAATGCACCACCCATTACATTAACTGATGTTGTACCATCATAACTATTTGCAACGATTAATTGTGGATTTATCAAGTCGCCTTTATCAACTTTGACTTCAGTATTAGGAAAATTCCATTTCCAAATAGAACGTTGTCCACCAGAAAATGTTCTTGCTTCAGCTAGTTCAACTCCGTTTCCTTTTAATACTTTTTGTACTTTATCAACAACAGTCTTGTTGTCAACTACTTTATATTCATCAGTCATACAAGATAGTACATCTCCTGTATCTTTTCTTACGATGAACTTGTACCCTGTTTCAGTCATTAAAGTTCTTTTCTTACCTTCAGCTTTCATAAAGGTTGCTGGAACTTCTTTAACTGGAAAGAGTGTTTCCTCCATTGCTACTATAGACATTTTTATATTCTCCTCGCTCAACTTTTGTTTTCTTTGGTGTTCTACCAAACTTTTTTATTTCATTTTCTAATAGTTTAGATTCATTTTCATATTCAGATACAATCATTTGTTGTAGATATGCAAAGCCTTTACCTTGATATACTCTTTCATCCATGTTGTATTGATGAATAATTCTTTCTACAGTACCATTAGGTATCTTTGATATTGCTTGCAGAAAGTAAAATGACTTTTGATTATTACTATCAGACTTAATATTCTCACGAATTAATTTTATAACTCGTTTTAATCTTCTTTGACATATTGTGTTTTCGCCTCTTGCTTCCAAGAGAGAAATGATACGCTTTATTGGATTGTATTTTCTTCCGTTTTCGTGTCCACATGCTTCGCATTTCATAGCTCCTCCACTAATGTCTTGGCAGCCCAAGTTTGTCTACCTTTATAATAAGATTCATTACTTCTATGCCATGCATCGTCAGGTATTTCAGTTATTAATACTTCTGCATTAATACCTACATTAAGTAATATTCCCTGTAAACCATGTAGACTAAACCTAGAACCAGGCTTTAGTTTATTAAGATAAGTTTTCCCCAATAGTAACCTCCCTACTATTTATAAGTTTTTGTTCTCTTCGTTTTAAAGATACCATGTCAAGAATATCAACTAAATCGCTTTCTAATCTTTGTAGTGGCTCTTTCATTTCACCATTTAAGGTGCTATTTTTAAGTGTTTCAACCATTAAGTTTACTTCACTATCTGTTAGTTTAATTGTTATTACTGCTTCGTTCATTGCGTTTTTCCTTCGCCCATTCAATTTGCACAATATCGTCTATCAAATCTTTCTCACTAGAACCAATATCTAAACTATTTTTTATTCGTTGTACGATTCTATTCCAAACAGTATTTATACGTAACAATTCTTGTGCTTGTTTAAGTTTATCCAAGATTCCTCCTTTTATACGAGGGTCCCAAGTAGCCATACCTGTACTCACATGACCAGGGATAACCGAATATCCTGGTTAATCTCAATACATTGAACCCTCATATAATATAACATATTAGTATTAATTATTCAACACTAAAATGGTAAATCGTCAGCATCAAACTCTTCTTTTGTTACTCTTGTACCACCTTCCCAAGTAGAGACTTCAGAAACTTGTAAAGCTTTCTTAGTTTCTCCATCTTTATTAGTGAAGGATGTTTCTTTAAGAGTAATCAAGCAAGGAAGACCGAATACATCATCGTCTTCTACAATGCCTAACTGAACAACACCACTTTCATTTTTAGAAAATGACACGCCCATTTTTTCAAAGAACTCTTTATAGCGTTTATTCTTCCACTCTTCACCTTCATTAGGATTAGGTGTAAGCCATACGCCTTTATCTGTTCTATATTCTTTACCCACAACAAAGCCACCATCAGTGAACTCACCTGTAGGAACGTGATTATCGTTATTATCTTTACGTAGTTTAGGTAGTTTTAGTTTCTTGGCTTCTTCTGCTACCTGAAATGTAACATTAAATACATAACTGCCATTGTATTCATTCATTTTAAATGAAGATACATGGGCTGGATATGTAGCTTCTGGTACTGGTGTGTATCCAGAATCTTTATTTACAAAGTTAATATTAGCTTCTTTCATGTTTATTTACTCTCCGTGTTTGTGGTAGTAAACTTTTCTATTACTTGGTTTACTTCCGTTTTCAATTTCTTCATGTCATCTGAGTATTTAGCACCCTTTAATCCTGAAAAGTACAGCATAGGTGATACAAAGTTACCATCAGCTGTTTGTATATATCTACGCTTCACACCTCTACCTGCGCTAATAATACCATCATTTTCCATTTTTTGATAAGTGCTTTTATCAATAACACCTTTATCTAACAAGTCTTTAGCTTGTCCTTCGCTTAATTTACCCATCTTTATTTTCCTCCATAGGTTCTTCTATCGCATAAGATAGATAGCTTTGATTAATATTTAAGTTGAGATGACCATTACGTCTACCTCCATACATTACAAATGTTAACATAGGTTTACCGTGATATAACTTAGTACCAGTAAACGTAGCTTCACGAAACTCTTTGCCATCGTTTACACCTATTGTATACTTTGTTTGCAGTTTATATATATCATCTCTAAAGTCAACTGCTTTGCCTTCAACATTAAGAGGTTTCATGTTGCCTCCTTAGTTTAGCCATAGCACCTTTAAAGTTAGCATCGTTTATCTCTTTACTATCAATAGCTTTATTTATTTGCATAGTAAGTTCAGCATTATCTATTTTACCAAGTAAAATAAGCATTTCATTTACTTGTTTTGTATTCAACGCTTCAGGCTCAGTTGGTAAATCTTCACCAGCGTAGATATATAAACCTAATCCATGTAACGCTATTGCTTTTGCTAGACAACGTTGTATAGAATTGTTTATTTGAAATGCGTTAGGGTTATCTACACTTCTGTTTACATGGTCTAACACTGGGTGTACTTGGGTTCTTCGTACTCCTTCTACATTTACTGATACTTGTACAAACGCACCAGCCTCAGTACGCATATAAGGTGTTTCTATGCCGTTATCAAAGAAAGTATGTACTTCCCAAGTCGCATCTGGAAAGTTTTCTAATAATACTTTTACAGCCCAAGCCCAAGAAAGATATGTAAATTTACCTTTCTTTTCAGTATGCTCACTTACATCTATTTTACTTAACGTTTGAAATGCACTCATTTAAATCCCCCCAATATTCATATAATTCATCAAAATTTCTCATGATTTTTTTCCACTTATCTTTATCAAGACCAGCACTATGCCTAGCTTCAGGACTAAACATATTATATTGCCCATCTTGTCTTACCTCCAAAAAAGCTATCCATTCATTTTTAGTTACTTTATTCTTTTCTTCCACGATTTATTTCCTCCATTTTTATCTAAACTAATCTGTAAAAGTTTTAATCTTACTGGTATTACTGCAGACATATTACATACACTACAACATCTACCTGTCATTATTGGCTCAGCATTATGTCCGTATGGGTCGTCTAGTACACCCTTGCACAAACAACAATGCGTTTCTTCTTTGCTCATTATTTCTCCTAAATATTATACAATCCAGGACAATATTTACCCTGAAACTCACAATACTTACATTCCCAGTTATATACTGGTACATTCTGTTCGCCTGGTGTTAGTGCTTCAGGTTTACCTGCAACGCTATCAGAAGTTTCATTTAAATCTGTCCAATAATTAAACGCTTCTTCAAGATATAGTTCACTAATCTTTTCTTCACGCATCATTGAATTGTCTTTATTATACCACATAATAGATANTCTTAAATCAGTAATATCTTTTTCATTACCTAATCCTATTGCATATGTAGCTAATTGTAATTCGTAGTTCACACTTGGATTTTTATCTGGATTTCTACCAAACTTCATACGCCATTTCCAAGCACCTGCGGTTTTAATATCATATACATGTATCATTTCACCTTCTAGGTTTACTACACCGACATCTAAGTGTCCTACAACCATGAGTTCTGGTATCTCTATTCTATGTTCTGTTAGTACTTGAATCTCATCTGGTTTATCTACACGCTCTTCAATGTCAAAATCTTTTAGTGCTTCTTCAAAATCAGCGTGTACTAATGTACCTAATCTTAAAAGTCTAGCACTCTTTTCATTCATAGGGTCAAGCTCTAAGTCTTGTCTTCTATGTAATTGTTTTCTATAGCAACTACCTGCGCTACTAGCTGAAAACCATCCTTTATATTTCTCATATTTTTTACGATTTTCTACACTTTTACGTTGCAAGTATTCGTTGTATATTTTTGGTATGTCTATCATGAATCCTCCTCGTAGAATATAACGATTTATCAGGTTATAGTCAATACCTTTTCAGGCTATAGAGGGCTGTATTATTACGTAACCATTTAACTATCACTCCGATAGCACCTATCTATTACCTAATTTACTAATCTTCTATACTCGTATAGTAATTGAAGATTATTTTGAGTGTCTTCTAACACGTATCTACCAAAAGACTTATTATTTTTGTGTTCTTTTCTAGTATCAATGTCAAAGCCCTCTTCTCTTAATCTAAATATGATTGCACTTAATCTTGTAGCACTATACTTTTGAAATGCCTCCATAGATGTAATATTACCATATCGTTTTAGATGTCCGAGAATACGCAATGTTTGAGTTTTATCTCTTAACATATTGAAAATCCTCCTGATTGTCTTGCAAAGTTAATGAAATTAATAACATTGTCTTTGTTAAACGGGTAACTACTAGCCCAATCTCTTTTATCATAAATCTCATCATACTTTTTCTTGAATTTATCTGGGTATATATTTGGGTAAACATCAGGATTACCTGTTTCTACCTCAACTATTTTCTTTAACTCTTCCAGTTCAGCTTCTACTTGTTTATTGTTACGTTTAGCTTGTTCTAAGTTATCCGTGTGTTCTTGAATCCATGCTTTGGTTTCTTCTGTTTCAATAGCATCTTCAAGTCTTTTAGCTATTGCTTCAGCTTTTCTTCTAGATATTACGTGTGAATCATTATAACAACCACCATTCATATCTTTTTCAGTTAGTATGTCTGCACAATTCTCGCAAACAAATGACCACAAAGGTCTCCACCACCATACATTATTTCTAAAATATGCACCTGGATTTACGTTTTCGTATTTACTCATCAAAGTATAATACTCATCACTTAGTCCTTTTTCTTCACGCTCATCGTAAGACATAGATGAAAGTTCATCCCATCTTTTTTGATGTTTAAACTCATTCTGTATTGGTTTCTCACCATATAAATCAAATCCCATGTTTAGCTCCTTTTTCTGATTATATCGATTAATCTATCAAATCTATCTGCAATACGACCAAGTAATGTTTCACGTCTGTACTTTGCATATGCTGATAATACTGCTCTACTTTTTCTATTATCCGTATCTTGAACTCTTAAATAATATTCTTGATAGGGTTTAGGTGTATTTCTCATATTTATTCCTCAAGGTTGAAAAGCCCATGGTTGTACTGGATACCATAGTCTCGCTTTATTTTTAATCGTCAAATCTTTATTTATATCTTGATGAAATATATAGTAATCTTTCTTTAGAATAAACCTCGTATCAGTCTTGAACGGAATCACTCTGGTTTTTGGTATAAAGTAATAAGGTCTACCATGTTTATCATCTTGTAAACTTAACCATGAAACTTTATGAAATTTACTATTTACCACTTTCCAAACTTGATAACGTGGTATAACATGTATGTTTTTGTATTTCTTTCTATAGTCTTTTACTTCATCAGTCATTACCACATTATCATCCCACATAACATAAAACTTTTTAATTGCATCATCATAATAATCATTCTTAGTTATTTGATACACATGATGTTGACCAAACTTTGCAATATAGTATACTTTACTGTTCTTGTCTTTTGTTCTTCTACACCAAGCAACAGAATGTAAATTCGTATCATAATCTTTACTACCATTTTGTTCAAACGGCGCCTGTAAATCTCTCATGTTCACCTTCTTTCATTGATTGATTTTAAACTGGAATCCTGAGATTACGGATTACAATGATATAACTTTAGCTTAGGTTCTTCCCTAAAACTCCCTTATTTGTTAGGAGGCATATCCACTTAGCTTTTATTCACCAAGTATTATATCAAGCCCAATAGGTATCGCCTATCACTCTTACTTCTGAGTTATTTCTACCCCTACTAAACTATTACTGGATTGCCACCCAGTGAATAGCGTTTCGGAATACCTAGCGAACTTGGAAGTTCATCTAGACATCTTCTATTTCAAAGATGCTCGAGGGCTCTATGCTCTCAGAAGTTTCAAGACTTGCTCCGATTGGTTCTGCCAATCACTCGTCTGTTTGTTTAACTCCAATTTAATGGACTCTTTTCATACATAAAAAGGTAGACTATCAATATGAAATGTGCGCTTGAAATAGCAATCAGGACTTCCTTTTGAGAAATCTATTGATTAGCACATCTCTATGTTCCTTATAGGAAAAGGTTTACATGGTCTTGGCTGTCTTATACTTACACTTTCGCATAAGCATCTATACACCGACTGAATATAACAACCTGGCTCCTACACCATTATGTCATACCCTATGGATTATTCCTGTTGCTATTACTAGCTCAATTGATGTTGATACACCAATATAGACTCCAACTCAGCGCCTGAAGGACTTACCTTGTTGTATTCTATGTATTCCAATTGCATACTTAAACACTATAAATAATGTCGCATTTGTTAGCTCTACGTAAGCCACAAAACACTTTATCCTTGTTTCCAAGTTTATCTAACGAGCATATACACCCGATTCTTTTATGGTAGAATGGACCAAATCTTTTAATATAAGGAAGTAGGAGAAGTGAACTAACTAATGGTATATATAATGATTGCTTAGTCGCTCTACCTACTCCCTCATAATTTAGTTCTTGATAGTAAAATACTCACGAAGGACTCTATCAATTTCCTCCATGGTCATATCTGTATTAGCGCCACCATTAGCCACTAATAAAGATAATATAGTAAATACTTTATTATTACTAAGATACCCACTAGTTAATACATTACCAATTTCTTTTATTACTTGTCTGTTCATAGTTCACTCCATTTCATAGATTAAGGTTTAGGTATAAGGGACACATTACTGCATCCCTTTAAAGAATCTACATATATACATAACAAGGTCTATCATATCATAGATTTTTACTGATGTACCAGTATCATCTATAAGTAGATAACGACCATTGTCATCTTTATGTAGTTCTGCATTGATATGAATATATCTCATATAGCATCACCTCCCTTTGCTCTATCTACTAGAGATGTGCTATAAAAGTCGTATTTCAGCCATATTGACCGCTTCAACCTTTCGGTAAGCTACGACATCGCAATGGCTGTTACAGAAGCTTTTTAAAGAGGATTTATGTTTATCCCCATGTTATCCACATAATGTGTATATATATGCGGGTGTTACCTCTCCTCCTATAATACGACTAATACTATCATATATACCACATATATGCATATATAATATATAATAATAGAATAATACTACTAGAAAAAAGGGTAGTTGATTAATGAAGTACTACCCAGACTTCAGTCCCGTTACTGTTCAGTAACATTAACACCAGTAGACGCTAGTACGTTGGTTAACATACTAGAAACTGCGGAGTTATCAGACATCTCAAGCTGATTACCGAACTCGATAATACTGTTGAAAGTTCTGAGAACAACCCAATCTGGTACTGGTCGCTTTGACAATTGCATCTGTCTTTGTAAAGAACCGATGTTTATTGCACAAAACTGTTGGAACAAAGCTAACTTAGCTTCGTCTGTAATAATCTTAGCCATAGATTACAACCTCCTAGTTGGTTAATATAAAACTCGAATATAACTAAAAAAGTATAATTCAAAAACCACCGAAGGGGGGTAGGGTGTGTGTATATAGGTCCATTTCAAAATGCTATAATTTTTCTTGGAAATAACATGGGTTATACATAAGTTATATTATGACGTATACAACTAAAGACTTAGAAAAGACTGGTTTAACTGGTGTAGCTAGACGAGAAGCTGAATTAGCTGAACAAAGAGAACAAGAGATGCTTGAAGAAGCTGTCTTAGAAATTTTAGCTGAAAAAGAACGAGCAGCTGCCGAGTTAAAGAAAAAGAAAGTACCAAAGAAAAAGAAATAGAACTAGTTATATAACTTAGTTATCTGTTTAGTAGCTACTAGGTAGCTTAAAAATAAGGTGTTTTCTAAAGTTTGTCAAGGAAAATCAATGGGAATAGCAATAAAATGGCTAGGCAAGTTGCCGTATAAAGAACAAGTTAAAATACTTGAGCATATACAAAAACTTGTAAAGCTAGAAAAAATACTTATATCTGAAATAGAAGAAGAAGGTTATGTATTAAATGAAATAGACGACATGGATGCGGACGAGGGAACTAGTAGTGTACCTATAGAAATTAATGGAAAAAAATATTTTATACATAAACAAGTTTTACATCTTATTGAATCATTACATAAACAACTAGAAAAAAAGAATGCCTCAAAGTAAAGTAATCAAAGGTGTTCGTCATTATATATACGATACTAGAGAAGAATTTAAAGAAAAATATCCAGTGACCCCTCTTGTTAAAGATTGGAGAAAAGGGCAAGAGGGCGATTGGGTACTTAGCGATGATGGGCGCATAGTACAGTTATTAAAAGTTTCTAAAAATCTGCACCATCCGAAGGATAGCAAAAACTATTCTAGTAATAATGGTTATGTCAGAACTATTGTTGGTACATTTATTAGTAGTGCAAAGACATATATGGATACCGATTTTGCCAAACACCCTAATAGATACACATTTTCACAAAAAATAAAAAATACAAACAAAAGAGTTAAACAACGCACGAAGTGTACCAATAAAGAGAAAATTTTTGCCACTAGCGTGGCAGTCGGAAAGGATGCTGTAAGTGCTTACATGAAAGCGTTTACTGAAAAAAATCGTAATACTGCACGTAAAAAAGCAGTAATATTACTAAAACAGGAGCGAGTAATGAGTGAAATAGAAAAAACTTCTAAAGAAGTAGCTAAAGAATTAGGCATTGACCACGCATACATATTAGGTTCGTTAAAACAACTAGCTGATACTAGCGAAGACCAAAATATAGCATTACAATCTATTAAAGAGTTAGGTAAAGCTATAGGTACGTTAGGCAATCAAGTTAAAAAAGTAGAAACGGGTGTAGTAGGATTGTTTCAAGGGTTTAGTCCCGATGAAATAGAAGGTGCTCAACGCAAAATATTACCAGAAACAACACAGGAGGACTAATGATTTGTCCACATTGTAGTAGTATGCTCACTAAAAAAGAGGGCAAGAAACGAACTAAAAAAGGCTTAAAACAACAATATAGTTGTAAGTCTTGCGGTAAATGGTTTTCAATACCTATACCTAGCGATGTAAAAGAGTATGACAAATTAGAAATAGAACCAGGTAAAGTATTTGCTGTTGATAGCGATGAAAAACTTAGAGTGCACGGATTAACGGATGTACACGTAGGTGCTAACGAATTTGACATGAAAAANTTCCAAGAAGCTATAAAAATTATTTACGAAGACCCAAATGCAAGATGGTTTGGTAATGGTGATATGATAGAACTTATACCGCCTAACTATAACATTAATCAACGTGGACAATCTATGACACCTGAACAACAATACTTAGCATTTTTAAAATTAGTACAACCAATTGCTGATAAATGTTTATTTATTCGTGGTGGTAATCATGACTATTTACGTAGTTTTAATATACTAGACTTTGATATTTGTAAAACATTAGCAAGTGAAATGGGTGTTCCTTACTATAGATTACCTGGATATGCACGTATTACTATTCAAGGTAAAGATTGGTATATGGTTAGTGGACATGGTAAAAGTGGTGCTAAAAATGGTGATACTGAGTTAGATAAAATGGCATCAGTGTATAGCGATGGCGATGTATTTTTCTTAGGACATAATCATCAACTATATTGTAAACCTATAGATTCTCTAACGATAGATGAAGAAGGTCTGGAAACTTTAAAAAGAAAGTGGTATATTAGAGGAGGTTCATTTTTACGCTACGCAGATTATGCACGATATTCTTTTTATGGAATACAACGAACTGGGTGGATAACAATGGAATTTACTAAAGATAAAATAAACTGTTGGGAGAACTAAAATGGCGTATGGTTATAAAAGTCCAATGAAAAAGAAAAAGGTTAAGAAAAAATCTAAGAAAAAAGGTATGAAAAAAGGAAAGAAGAAATGAAGGGTGTAAACCATTATAAAAAAGATGGAACTTTACATAAAGGAGGAACACATAAAATGCCCGATGGTAGTTTGCATTCTGGAGCTAAACATGGTAAAAGTAGTGTGAAACTTTTTCATTATGGAGAGTTAAGTAAAAAATCAAAAATAAAAGCTAAAACTTTTTGGAGAAAAAAATAATGCCAA